AGCAAAGCCATTTGGTGATGCAATCAAGCTGGCGTGGAAGGATGTCTTACCTGTATTCGGTCTGGCACCTATCTCAATCAAGTGACCCGAATTAACACCTTCTACCTTACGTGTGAGGCTAGGGATATTGAATGTCCAACGTGCCTCAAGGTCATTACGTGCAAGCAATGTTTCAATGTCGATGTCATCCCATTCTACATTTAGATTGGGTGTGAAATCATCACCGTATTGCTCAAGCAACATACGCAATGGCTCAAGGCTAGACTTGTCACCGTTGACGTAGTCAAAGCCAAGGTTAGCAATATCCTCACCCACAACCTGCTGAAACAGTTTAGACAACACCTCTTGTGCTACATCACTGCCCATCGGTTGCTCATTCTTAATCTTATAAAACAGAGAATTGTATGCCTGTTTCTCTGCCGTAGTCATTGTTGGATTGTTAGACACGAACAATGCCTCAACCTCATCCGGTGTCATTGTACGCTCGTATCTGTCCATAGCTATGTCAATAGCTTTCTTTATCTTACGTACATCCTTACTGAACAACCTGTCAGGACAACGTGCGCCACGGTGGTCATCATAAAATGACCTATCCATAAGGCTTCTAATTAGTGATAATTCCATTTAAATTCTCCATATCTGTCGGGTTACGATATTTTAAGTCATCTTTCAATCGAAGGACACGAACATCGTTCACATGACCTCTTAGTTCTTTTGCCATCCGCAAAGTACTTGGTAGCGCATCGGGGTCTAACGCTATGATGGCTGTTGAGAACTGTGCGAGATACCCTTTATGCGCCTCTTGCAATGATGTGCCTAGTAGCGCAACCCCGACAAAGGAACCGTAACCAACAACGGCTGCACTCACACAGTCCTCAACAACTACGGCGACTTTACCAGAACCAGATGTGTATGGCAAGCCACTATTTCCATATCTTTTCCATTTAGGTAGACGCTTACCAAGCGAACGCCCTGTAGCATCTACAATCTTACCATCGTGTATGACAGGGAATACAATACGACTTTCCTTGACATCATACATCAAACCTAGTTCTTCTGCATCCAAGCCCCACGTAGCACAGAACCTATCATAGTACATACCACCACTCTTCGGTACAATGTAGCTAGGCAGATCAAACGTGCTGTCAGCAAACTTATCTGCGCCACTAAACCCAGCACGTATGTCATCTACAGATAGATGAACACGTGTACCGCCACTAACAGGACACGAAGCTTTATAGCAATTCCATACAAGACTGCCCATATTATTAGTCGCAGTGAAAGTTTTTACACCACCACACTCAGGACAATTCATACGTTTCGTATCTCCATTAGATAAGTTTAAGTTACTTACTATATTATATATATAATTCATATTATATCACTTTCCTTTGCGGCACTTGTAATGCTTTTACCATGTATTTTTCTGGCTGTCAATGCACTATTTGCACTTCTGTACGTATTTTTCATATAAGGCTTCACTGATTGTGGGTTAGCATGTCCTGTAACCGACATTATTTGTGCCATACCGACACCAGCTTCCACCATTTCAGTTGTGCCTGTACGGCGTAAGTCAGACAAACGTAACTCTTTTGGTAAGCCTGCAGCATCCATCACTTCACGTGCATATTTAGGTAGTTTATGTAAGGTATAGGGCTTGTACTCACCTGCGATTGGATAAGGACGAGGCACAACATATTGCTGAAACCCAAAGTCCTGTTCTTGTTGTGCAAGCATCTCAAGCAATTCATCTTCGATGGGCAGATGCACTTCTGCTTTACGCTTAGATTGCTCTATATATACTTTTGCATTCTCAAAGTCAATCGCATCCCATGTCAGCAAGCGCATATCACCTAGACGCTGACACCATTCATACGCCATGTGGGCAATCAGACCTATGTTACGGCTCTTAAAATCGCTGTAGGCCGTGTTTAAGAAAGATTGCATATGTTCCCTAGTCCAGACAACCTTGCGCCTGTCTGTGGCTCTTCTACGCACCGTAGAGAAAGGATTGACTTGTATGTGTTCCATCCTAACTGCATAGTTGAATAGCACACGAGCAACCGACATCACATGATTAGCAAACGGTATGCCTCTTTCACACCATACATCATACATGAACTTAGCTCGTTTGCTTGACACATCGTAGTATCTGATCTGCGCAACAGGCTTATCGTCTATCTCTGTGTCCAACATAATACCAAGAAAATACTGATACTGTGTCTTAGTATCGTCACGTAAGTTCTTGAAATCAATAGAAGAATAATATTTATGTGTTAGTTCATTAACTGTCGCCATCGGGTCTTCCTTGTCTATGATTGCTTCCTATGTAATATAAATCAGATGCCAGTTTTAGCAGTTTGTCAAACCACATCAAGTCGCTTCTTAGGTGATCTTGAATGTCAAAGATACCGTAGTATCCACCAGCAATCATGCCAGCAACTGCACCTGTTGTGTCACTGTCGTGACCACGGTTGACAGCCTTGATGATGCAGTCATTGAAGTTGTCCGTAGTTTGAAATGCCCACATTGCAGCTTCATAGGTTTCTTTTACATAACCGCCTGACATAACGTCATTCCTGTCAATGTCAAGAGGAAGACGATATTTTGCATATTTTTGCAAAGGCTCGCCGCAGTATAACTCCTCTGCCAACATACAACTGTACTGCACACACTCTTCACTACCATGTGTCAGCAGTGTTTGTTGGGTAGCAAGTTGAATAACGTGTTCACGAGACTTAGCACATAGAACAACAGGCGCAATCCTCATAAGCGCACCATTACCCGAAGATTTTGGATCAGTACTACCCGCATACACTGCACCTGAACTAGCATAATTTTGTAATGCCTTTACAGTTGTAGTGCCTATGTCAAAGCAGCGGCCTCTTGGTATGAACTCACCGTCACGATACCACTTGATAAAGTTGTCCATGATAGCCTGTGCATTAAAACCTTTGTTGTCACGAATAGCGCAGCCCATTGCGTAGGCCATAGCTGTGTCATCTGTCCACTCACCTTTCTGCACATCCCAAATACCACCGGAGTGGTACTTGGTAATATAGTTGTCGGGATCACGAGCCTTTTGAAACTCTAGGGGTGCGCCAAGCGCATCACCTATAGCAAGTCCAATAAGCATACCCCATGCGTGTTCGACTCTATTTTTCATTTGATCTCCTTTTTATAGCTGCATTACGTTTTGTTTTCTTTTTGCTAGGTTTCCAAAGCAAGGGACGTAGGTTTTTTGATACCATAAAATCATCCGTTGCGTAGACGTTATGCAGCTTTAGTCGTGTGTTATTTCTCATGCCGCCAACAGTGCCTTGAAGCTACTGCTTTCAATCCATGTAGCTACCTCATGCTCACGCTTGAACATATTCATAGCGTCATTGTCGTTAGCTGTCTGACGTAGCAGAAAGCCATTACGCTCATCAGCATAGGTGGCGTAGTTAGTGAAGGCACTGTACAGCGCAAACACATTGCGTCCACGTGTGCTAACCTCTTGATTATAAAGAGTAAACATCTTCTCAGCTTTCTTTTCTGATTTGACGATACTCTGCAGCAAGTCTGGTACGTTGACATGCAGAGGTGTGCTAGCCATTTTCTGTAGCTGCTCTGTCTGTTTGTCAAACGCACTCTTAGAAGCTAACAGTTCATCAATGAATGTGTCCATGCTAAAGAATGTAGTGTTCTTTCGTTTCACTTTATCATGCTCACCACGGATCATCCCATTGGTACAGAAGAAATCAATTGCACCAAAGAATACCATGTTACTACACGATCCATCTACCCCATGCAGCGCGATAATGCGTTGTGAGATGTTAGTCTCATGTTTGTCGGTAGTGATAGTAGTGGTTACATTAGGCAGAACGATGTCCATCAAAGCCCACGCATTTTTACGAGCAGACTTCCATGTAACTTGCGCGTCCACCAATTGCTCATCAGACAAGTGTTCTGTCATTGCATCCTGAACACCAGTAAAGAAAGCAGTGTGGTCAGCGCAGTTGAACTTGTCACCTACGATACCAATGTACTCGCCTGTTCTCGCATTTACTACATAGCGTTTGTCGTGTACTTTAGTGTCCTCAAACTCTACTTCAAAGTCAAGGTGATCAGGAATATCTGATATCGCTGGTTCGTTTATAAAATCAAATGGCATAGTAATTTCTCCTTTTTTAGTGGTAACTGATATCTGTTTATATCAGTTAAAGTTTTTCTAGTCAACTGTTATTTCCATCCAAGTTGGTTTTGATCGTCCTTTGTTATAACGTGCGAACTTTGATTTGTCAACAGTATAAAATGCACGATAGGCAATGATAGGCCAACGCTCATCTGTCTTGAGGTCATCGTGTCCACTGAAACATTGTGGGTGTGGTGTAATGTCACCGTCTGGAATAAATTGCCTTGCACAATTTAATGCTCTGCTATGTTTACCTGCACCATGCCACTTACCATATCTTTCGTGGTACTCACATAGCATAGCTGTATATAAGTCATAAGCATAGTCAAAGTTTGACCTTGTTTCCATTGCCCATAACGTGCATGGATGTTTCTGATGCACAGGTTTATACAAATCAGCAAACTCTGCAAAGCTAGGGTTATGATGCCATACAGCAGTGCATAGCATCTGCGCTTCTTCTAATGGCATCTTGACAATATGCTGGTCACACAGTGAACGTGCTATAGCATCTGGGTTATCTTCTATGATAAATCTATTCACTACAATTCTCCTCATACCATTCTCTATAGTGTTTATAGGCTAACAGTTTGTAAGCGTATAAGTCAAATGTTTCCCAGTCTGCTAACGTAGTTATATTACCGTAATAACCTTGTTCAAGGATGCTTTCCATCTCACCGTCCAACATCACCATGATGGCGTTAGCCTCTGTAGGTGTTAGCTGTATCCATAATGTATTATCTTTAGCCATTGTCAATCTCCTCTGTGTATAACGCATACTCTGCAATGTGTTCACTAATGCTAAACTCAAAGTCAAGTTCAGGATAGTCTTCGACTACGCTTTCTACATCATTAGTAGACCAGTCATCACCATCTATGTATTCACCAATGTATCCCCAACCTTCATCGAGGTAACGTGCATTGATTTCAAAGCCCATATCTACCAGCTTGTCAAAGATAGGGATAGGCGGCGACCATGCAGTATCGAATGACATGACTAGTGTGTTGGCATCCATGCGGTTACAGTGTGTATTATAAATATCCCACTTCGTACCCCAATTCTCAAGCCGCCAGTCATACCAGCCTGATGTGGGTTCATTCTCATCGTCACGAGGCTCTGGTATAAGATGATGACACAGTTCTGTGTTCTCTGTGTTCATCACATTGTATATGTTATCAATCATCTGGCTGTCATCATGTGACAGGATTACTCTGTTATCTGTATGATTAGGCATATCGTTTCTCCTCATCCAGTTCATCTATGACAGACTTGGTGTAGTAGCACAAGAACCCGCACTTAGGGCATTGCTCCTGTACTGTCTCATGTACTTCTACATGGTTGCAGTTCAAACATTCATGTTGTGTCATAGTACATCCTTTCATGTTATGGATAACGCCTGCCAATATGTGTGGCGATGGCTGCTTCTTCAGGTTCATCTAAGTCAAATGCGCGGTTCATGATAGTAACACGCATCGACTGTTCTCTGATGCGGTCACGTTTCCACTCAGGTGCTTTCTTGTTCACCTTTTTGATCCGCATTTTCTTGATACTTGCTCTCATTTACATTATCCTTTTTGCGATTGTATTTAGTTTTATCTGGCACATATTGCTGCCGCCTACGTTGCTGCACCATAGCCCTTGCAACAGGGTTCACTTTAGTGATACGATAAACCATTGTCAAGACCTTTCTATGTACTGATAACGATAAGAGGTTGAGCAGTTTTATCGGTCATACTCAGGACTTTATAAGGTTAATTTCTAGTGAGGGCTAACCATACCCACCTACATTTAGTTTTGTGTCGCTGTAGGCTTAACCGTGTTTATACTCACCCGACAATTGGCAGAGGCAGTAGGAATTGAACCCACTCTCTCAGGGTTGGAACCTGATGTGCTACCGTAACACCTTGCCCCTAATAAATCAATAAATATATGTAGGCAGTTTAGCCACTTACCAAGGTGGTAGGCTCTCCTTT